CGCTGTATTGCCATTAATTTGTACTGTTCCAACTTGATAACCTTGTGAGTTAGTCATTGGGTAAGTTTGTGCTTTTGCTGGCACTCCGTATGCAAACATACAGCCAATCAATGCGCCTAATAAACAACTACCGATAAAGTCTTTCATTTAATTTCCCCTTAAATGTTTACTCGTTATTGAGTGACTCTAGTTTCTTACTGTTTTTTTATGTTGTCACTACCTAAAAACCCTAAGTTGCTTAAATACAACTTATAAGTATTAATAAATACTTCTTTAATATATCTATAGGTATTAATAAGGTCTTTAATACACTTCCAAGAGGTTTGAGCAAACCTAGCCTACCTAGGTTGCCTTCATAAGTCTTCCATTGAGGAATCGCTTAACCCGTCAGTCTTGCGAGGCACAGGCACTAACTTCGCCACCTGTATTGCGCTATTTCAGCCTCTTACCCTTCTGGTAACGCTACTACCTTATGCCGCCACGATGTCGTTAGAGCCGCCAGCATAAGGGGTTGTAATTCTACTACAAGTATTTGCTCATGTGAAAATCACCATGAAAACCAAAGGTTTGCAAGTTTGTTATTTCTCTTTCATAAGAAAACTGTCTTGCTAACATTTCTGGCGCAAATTTAATGCCATTACTAACCAAATAATCACGGTTGAGGTGACATATTAGGTCATCTTCGTTTTTGTCGCTGTAAACAAACTTAGGAGTGTTGGTTAATTCCAACAACCTCTTGCTTCGTAGTGAAAAACCACCATTACCAACCCTTAATCCTTCAGGATGCCAAGGCCATACTGCGCCAATGTAGTCATAATTTAAAAATTGAGGCTGCCAGGCGCTTGCGTCAATAACCCAGCCATCCCATTGGACAATTAAAACAAAGTCCGTATGGATGTATTTATGCAGTTCTTGAAGCACAAACTTGCTATAGGCTTGGCGGTTGTTAATACTAGCATGGTCAATAAACAATTCACCGCCAAATTTAATATGTCGTTTACTTCGTTCTATAGCTTTTTTGGCTTTATCAGGTTGCACCGAATCTATAGCGCATATAGTGACATTACTCAGAATCATCTTGTTCACCAAAAGCGTTGTTTTTTGGCAACAATTCAGGCCATACCAAATACCAGTTATTAGGAAAAAGGTCTTGACGAGTTACTAAGCCATGACTTTCTTTTTCTATTCTGGCGGCAAGAAACAATAATTGCTCTCTTGGTATGCCATTCTTTTTCCATTGGGATACCGCTGCTGGTTCAACTTCGCACATTTTTGCTACTTTACCTGTGCCACCAAGCAACTGCAATAATGCGTGTTCGGTTAGTTTTAATTTCATAATGAAGCTATCTTACCATGACAAATTGCGTAAATACAACGCTTTAAAAACTATTTGCACATTGTGTTTAAGTTATGTTAAAGTCTGTATATAGCAATTTCGCTATGTATTTAAGGGGAAACTTAAATGTCTGAATTAAATCAATTGATGCTGGAAATGGAAGAGCGTTTAGAAGAAGCGCTTGACAACATGGAATACGGCACAGACCTATCACAAGACGATGTAGATGTTATTCGTGCTGCTTGTGGCAAACCAAACAACAAACGCAACGACTTATTGCAGTCAGTATTTAATGACTTTGGCACAATTTTTGGAGGCAATCATGCAACAAAGTGAAACCATTGCTAATTTAGCTAAAGCATTGTCAATCGTACAGGGAAAACTTACCTATGCAAAAAAAGACAGCAAAAATCCTTTTTTTAAGTCTAATTACGCTGACCTTGAGTCTGTTTGGGATTCTTGCAGGAATTTATTATCCGAAAACGGACTTGCCGTTTCTCAGTTCCCTGGCACTTATTCTGATTTGGATAAATCAATATCGTTGATTACTATCCTTACACATGAGTCTGGAGAATGGATTAGTCAAGAAATGTCTGTGCCTATGTCAAAAGTAGATGCACAAGGAGCAGGAAGCTGTATTTCTTACATGAGAAGGTACAGTTTGGCAGCAGTAGTAGGAGTAGTGCAAGCGGATGATGACGGTAATGCCGCCAGCAATCCACAATCTAAACCAGCAGTTGTAAAACCTAAAGAAATTTAAAGGGGAATGAAATGGCTTTTAATACACCTTATGTACCAAAAGAAGGCAGTGGTTCGTTATTTAAAAATGACCGCAAAACAACGGAAACTCATCCTGACTATACAGGCTCAGTTATGGTTAACGGAAAAGAGCATTATTTGTCAGCGTGGGTTAAAGAAGGCAAGAAAGGCAAGTTTTTTAGCATTTCTATTGGCAAAGAAAAACAACCTGTAGGCTTTAAAGCCGCTGGGTCTGATGAATTGCCACGCAACACCATTATTGATGACGATGTCCCATTTTAAGGAGCATTTATGAAAAAGCTAATTATTGGTATTTGGTTGTCTATGGTTGCAACTTTGGTGTATGCACAATGCACTACGCAAACATACAACATTAATGGCAAGTTTACGACTTGTACAACTTGTTGTTATGGCAACGGTAATTGCAATACAACCTGTTTTTAGGAGGCAACCATGCTAAGTCATATCAAAGATGTTATTGGCGACAAAGCCAGAGTTTCTACAGAGCCTTTTGGCGTTGATGAAGAAAGACAGCTAATAGCATTTGAGGTTAATGACTTAGCTGCCGTTATTCAGGATGTCATTAGAACTTGTGCGGATTGCTGTATAGACCCACAAAGCCGTGAAGCAGTATTAGAATTACTTACTTAAATGTGTATTTAAATGTATATAAGGGGAAATAAATGTCAGAGCATTGGTACGATGCCATTACAGGCGCACCACGCTATACAACCGTTGGTAAAAACGGCAAAGAAAGAAGCACAACACTTAGGGATGCAAAAGCAAACCCAGGTACACTTGTCCCAAGCGTATCAACAATTAATAGCCAGTTATCAAAAGCAGGGCTTGATACATGGAAGCAAACTCAAGTCTTATACGCAGCCGTAGAATACCCACGCTACGAAGATGAAGAAGAAAAAGACTGGATTTACAGAATATTAGAATTAGCCAAGCGTAAAAGCCGTGAGGCCGCAGAGCGTGGCACTATTATTCACGATTGGATTGAGTCTTTTTACAACCAAGAATTTGTGCCGGAAATGCCTGACTATGTCCGCAAAGTAGATGACGCAATAACATCCCATTTTGGGACACAATTGTGGATTCCAGAGCAATCATTAGTAAATGCTCAAGAAGGTTATGGCGGCAAATGTGACTTATATTGCAAACCACGCCATGACTTTGGTGGGGTGGTAATTGACTTTAAAACGACAGAGAAAGCACCTGGTGATTTAACACCCTACCTAGAGCATACACTACAGTTGGCAGCATATAGAGAGGTTTTAGCCCCATCTGCACGATGTGCCAATGTCTACATTAATGGCGAAACTAATGAGGTCGCTATTTATGAGTATAGCGAACAAGACTTGCGTGATGGCTATGAAATGTTTTTGTCATTACTCAAAATTTACAAACTTAAAAATAAGTTAAACTAACCACGAGGCGGTAGGTGTGCTTTTCCCCTTTGCACAACCATACATCACGGAGTCCTGCCGCCTCACCTTTTATGGGCGAAAGTGTAAAGAAACGAGTAGCCCACCCTATTTAGGGCGTTAAGCCGCCAATGTAGGATGCAGTAATTGGGTAATTTTGCGGCTTTCTGACCCATTTGCAGCAACTGCCAAATACAGCCCTGTTGTTTTTTGAATACATTAGGGTTTGTCATTAGTGACATTGCCTGCCATTTCAAACAAACTGTGATTGTTGTTTATTTAAAGGGGAAATTAAATGAGAGAACACCAACTACTTTCTGTTTATTGTGGCGACACACTTATTGATGTTTGGGGTGAAGCCATGTCAATGGATGACATTACAGACTACCGCATAGCCGACACCGACATTAGCGTGTTAGAAATGATTTACTCGCTAGACAAAGAAGGTAAATTTGAGCAATCAGTCCATGAGGCAATATATGACCATGTGAGCCGCTATGGAAAGTAACCGTGAGCCATGTCCTTGCGACAAATGCGAATTGAAATACAAGTGCGAAGAAGACGAAATGGCTTGCAGAGCGTTTGCTTACTTTGTGCGGTATGGGTCTTTTGAGGACTACACAGTCCGTATGCCGACAAAACAGTTATTCACTAAAATATTTTATGAGGATGACAAAGATTTAAAGAATTACCTTGTGTCATTAAAAATAAAAGACCAAATGCAATTATTTTAGGAGGCCGCCATGACAGAACCA